TACTTTATCAATACATACAATACGCAAAAAGAAAATGGCCAGAAAGTTGGCAAAGTAAAATAAATGCATTTAATTACAAATACTTCTCTTCACACCCTGAAGGACCATTAGAAGATAAAATAGTACAGGGTAAAATAAAATTTAATGATGGTAAAGAATTAGGATTTAAATGTAATGAAGACCCTATGTGTAATTTTTGTGATAAAAATTTATGCAGGACTAGAAAATTTGGTATTGGAGGTGAATCAGTATTTCCAATATTATCAGATTTACAAAAAGTTTTATTAGATGAGCCATACTATTGGGTTAACGTAGATGGTGATAGGGTTAAATTAGATACCATAGATTATTTAATGGAACAAAGATTGTTTAGAAGAACGGTGGCAAAACAATTAAATAAAAAACCAAAAAGAGTTACTACAAAAGAATTTGAAACTTACATTGATATGCTTTTACAAGGTGTTGAAGAAGTAGATGCACCCGAAGGATCATCGAAGATAGATCAGCTAAACAATCATTTAGAAGACTATTGCTTACAAAGATCTATTGGATCCGTTACAAGAAAAGATATTTTAAATGGTGCTGTTTATACAGAACACGACAAACACGTATTTACATTTCATAGATTCTTTCATGGACATTTAACTAAAAAGAAATGGAAAGAAGACTACCAGGTAACACAACAAATGTTAAAAGAACATTGTGGTTGTGAAGAAGGACGTATGCAGATTGGTAAAAAGAAACCATCGATTATGAAAGTCGATGTATTTGATAAACCAGAAGAACAATTTACACAAAAGAAACTAAAAGAAGAGGTGCCATTTTAATGGGACGGTCTTTTTATCATCAAAATTTAATAGGTCCTTTGACAAAAAAACAAATGACTAAAAAAAGATGGAACGATAGAAATAGAGAATACAAAAATGAATGGAATCGAAAGAACAGACCTAGATCAAGTACTGAATACATGCAAAAACTTAAGATAGAAAATCCAATTAAATATAAAAAAATTTTAAAACACAATAATGAAAAACAAAAAAAATACAGACAAACTAAAGAAGGAAAATTAAAAAATAGTTTATACTGTAAAAGATATAGAGAAAAATGTAAAGCAGAAGGAAGACCTGTAAGAGGAGGTTCAAGCAAAAGTTCTTATAATCCTGTATTAGAAAAAATAAGAAGAGATAAACACAAACGTGAAAAGACAAGTTATTGGCATGCTAATAATCTTAGAAAATTAATTCATGGTGTTTTTAGAAGAAGAAGCAGTATGGATTTTAAACAATTAAAATCAAAAGAACTTTTAGGATGTAGTTTTGAAACAGCTCGTAAACATATTGAATCTTTATTTAAACCAGGAATGTCTTGGGATAATTATGGTAAATGGCATATGGATCACATAATACCATGTGCTTCTTTTGATTTACGATGCCCGGTCCAACAATTAGCGTGTTGTCATTATAAAAATTTACAGCCGTTGTGGGCTTTTGATAACATGAGTAAAGGTAGTCAAATTTTATGAAAACAATTGTATTAGGGCCACCAGGAACAGGCAAGACTCACACTTTGTTAAATCAAGTAGAAGACTATCTTAAAAATACAGATCCAGATCGTATAGGTTATTTTGCATTTACAAAAAAAGCAGCTAACGAAGCAAAGTCTAGAGCAATGGATAAGTTTAATTATACAGAAGATGACTTACCATACTTTAGAACAATGCACTCTCTTGCGTTTAGAAGACTTGGAGTAAACAAAGATCAGGTTATGCAGAAAAGACACTACGAAGACCTGGGTAGAAAATTAAATTTATTTATTGATTATAATGAGTACGATGAAGAAGAGACTGGTTTGTTTACAACCAAGTCAGATTATTTACGTATAATTAATTTAGCAAAATTAAGAAACATAACATTAGATCAACAAGTAAAACTAGGGGATCACACTACAGAGATAGATTATACTACACTAACACATTTAAGTAACGAGTTAACAAGATATAAAAAAGAAAACAATCTTATAGATTACAACGATATGATTTTAGAATTTATAAAATCAGACAAGTCACCAAAGTTTGATGTTGTATTTATTGATGAGGCTCAAGATCTATCAATGATGCAATGGAACATGGCTAAAACTATTTGGGATAAAACAGAAGATTCTTTTATTGCAGGTGATGATGACCAAGCGATATTTAGATGGGCAGGAGCGGATGTGGACTCATTCATTACACAAAAAGGTAAATTGTTAAACCTCACACAATCAAGAAGAATACCAAGAGCAATACATGATTTTGCTTTAGGTATAATTAAACGTGTGTCTAACAGGAGATATAAAGAGTGGGCACCAAGAGACCATCAAGGCTCTCTTAAATTTCATGACGACATTAAAGATGTGGATATGTCATCAGGTAATTGGCTAGTGCTCACTAGAACTAGATTTATGTTGAATGACATTGAAGATGAAATGAGAGAGCGAGGTTGGTATTTTGAAAATAGATTTAAAACATCACCTGAAAAAGATGCAGCAGAAGCTGCAGCAGATTTTGAAGCGGGTAGAAAAGGACAGCCACTAGGTTACAAACAAATAGAAAGAATATGTAGCTACATATCAACAAAGACTTTAGATAAAAATTTTTTAAAAGGTATGGCAAAAGAAAGTTATTATAATTTGTCAGATACTAAAATTAAAACAGACAAAGTTTGGTTTGAAACATTTGACGATTTAAATTTTAGAACAATAAATTATATACGAAGCATGCGTAGAAATGGTGAAAATTTAAAAGAATCACCAAGAATAAAATTATCTACAATTCACAGCGTAAAAGGTGGAGAAGAAGATAATGTTATGTTGTTGACTGATTTAACACATAACACAAATAAATCTTACAGAAAAAATCCAGATGATGAAACTAGATTGTTTTATGTAGGAGCAACAAGAACAAAAGAAAACTTACATATAATAAGACCAAAAGATTATGAAAAATCTTTTCCAATGGAGGACGTATGAGTGTTTGGGATAAACAACACGGAGGATCACATTACCAAAAATTTAAAATTCAACCAAGCAAGTTTGTAGTTGAAAATGAGTTGCTCTTTCCAGAGGGCTGTGCTATAAAATATATCTGTCGTCATCGACTGAAAGGAAAGAGGGAAGATATTTTGAAAGCCATACATTTTTTAGAAATGATTTTAGAAAGAGATTATAAAGAAATAAAAAAACCAAAAGAAGATTTACCAAAAAATAAACCAAACACATGGGGTATTAAATGATACAAAAACCTTTGTTTGCACCGCAAACAGAATGGCTACCGCCAGACAACTTTCCTGATTTATCAAAGTATGATGAAATTGCAATTGACTTAGAAACAAAAGATACAGATTTAATGAAGATGGGATCTGGTTCTGTTACAGGTAAGGGAAACATTGTAGGTATGTCTGTGGCTGTAAATGACTGGTGTGGTTACTATCCTATTGCTCATGAAGGTGGTGGTAACATGGATAAAAATAAAGTTCTTAAATGGTTTCAAGGAGTATTGGATACTCCTGCAGATAAAATATTTCACAACGCCATGTATGACGTGTGTTGGATTCGATCAAGTGGTCTAAGTATTAACGGAAAAATTATAGACACGATGATTGCATCGGCTCTTGTTGATGAAAATCAAATGCGTTATGACTTAAACAACTGTGCTAAAAGATACACCGGAAAAACAAAAAGTGAAACACATTTATATGAAGCAGCAAAGAGTTGGGGGGTTGACCCCAAGGCAGAAATGTATAAACTACCTGCGCTGTATGTTGGTGAATATGCAGAAATGGACGCCACACTTACTTTACAGCTGTGGCAAGAACTAAAGAAAGAAATTAATTTTCAAGATATAAATTCTATTTTTGAATTAGAGACAGAGCTTTTTCCTTGCCTCGTCGATATGCGATTTTTAGGAGTTCGTGTAGACGTAGAAGCCGCTCACAAATTAAAACAAGAATTACTTGAACAAGAAAAAGAATTATTATTATCAGTAAAAAAAGAAACTCAAGTAGACGTCCAAATATGGGCGGCAAGGAGTATTGCGCAAGTCTTTGAAAAACTTCGCCTACCTTATGACTCAACTGAAAAAACCAATTCTCCATCTTTTACAAAAAACTTTCTACAGAATCACCCCCACCCGCTAGTGAAACGAATTGCCCAAGCCCGTGAAATAAACAAGGCTCATACCACGTTTATTGATACCATATTAAAACATAATCATAAAGGAAGAATACATGCTGAAATAAACCAACTTAGATCAGATAATGGTGGTACTGTGACGGGTCGATTTAGCTATTCTAACCCTAATTTACAGCAGCTACCAGCTAGAAACAAGGACATCGGACCACGTATTAGGTCTCTATTTGTGCCCGAGGAGGGCCATAGATGGGGTGTATTTGACTATTCTCAGCAGGAGCCTAGGTTGGTAGTGCATTATGCTGCTTTACAGAATCTCTATGG